AGACAGCCCGAAGGACTTCTACCGCGACATTAACGATCTGCTCCGTACGGATATTGAGGGCATTGAGTTCGATCCCGATTTCGCGAAACTCGTGATTGAGAACAAGGATGAGGTCAATCCCTTCGCGGTAGCAACGTCCGCGTGGTTCGGAATGAAGGCTGCGGAAATGATTGACGGACCGTACGCCTCCATGTCCACGATGATGCCGTTCACCCTTTCGTCGTACAAGACTGCGGGTGATGCCACGGCACAGTTGGCGAGCGTTCAGATTTCCGAGCAGCTGGTGGAGTGGTTGCAATCGGAGAAGGCAACCGAGTTGCAGCAAGCCGGTTTCGGTAACGCCCGATTCTTCTTAGCCCCGCAGGACGGCGAGTTCTCGTGGCCTGCATGGAACATGGCTAAGAACGTGTTGAAGTTCCAGGTGAAGAAATCTGAGGATGAGCAGATTGAGGAACTTCTGGCGTTGAATGGGCAGGCGACAGAAAATCAGATTCGCTTGTCGTACGAGAAGGACATGCAGGCAGTCGCAAATAGCCCCGACCGATTGTCGGCTTTACTTGATGAGCGCGATATGAACATTAAGATTAATCGCGCCATGAACCCCGCTTATGACCGGATCAAGGGTTCATCAACAGGCATTTACACTCAGGCCAACTACCGCAAGGCACTGTCGGATACCCGGGCGATGCTGGAGTATCTGAAAGAAAAGAACGGCAGCCTGACGCCCGATGAGCAGGCCATTGAGAGTGCCATCACAACGTATATGTATCACTCATCATTAAAGAAATCCATTCAAGGTCAAACAAAAGAGGCCAAGTTTGAGCGAGGGCGGATTGATGCGATACTGCAAAGTCACTACATGGTGTTGAAGAATCAAAGTGCGAATGCGGCGTTGTTTATTGATGCTGTTCTTGAAGGCTTGGCTTTTGACCCAATCTACGTGAATGCCTTTGGAGAGTAACTGTGGCTATAGGTTTTTGCTCACCTAACGTAATGGTTGACAGTTCCGGTGTATGTCAACCTGGAACGCAGCGTGCGGGCCAGCGGCCTTTGTCAATGCAGGAAGCGGCAGCGGAGTGGCCCGAGTTTTTCCAAGGTATTGACCCGGCTCCTGTTGCACCCGAAGTGACAGGTCGGCAGCCGTCGTGGAACGCGGACACCGACCCGGTGAAGATTGATCGACCGTCTGCGACACCGGATCGTTTGACCGCGAACCCGGAAGGTGTGCCGGAGGAAACGATCACGACAACGGTGTACGCGGCTAAGACGTACTTGAATCAGTTGCGTGGTAGTGACCCGGAAGGCTACGGCGATCTTGTTAAGCAACTTCGGAAATACACAGGTAGCAAGCTTGGCACGCTAGGTGCAGTAGAGGATGCCTGGAATACTGTATTGAAGGACGCCAAAAAGTCTGGTCGTAGTGCGATGGAACTGCTTGATGGCGGTTCCCCAGGTGGCGGTTCAGACGGTTCAGGTGGGGGGCGGGGCTACACGGGTCCTCGTGCGTCGATCACGGTGCAGGCGGAGTCGGACATTCGCGCTACCGCTAACGCTCTCGCGTTGGAAATGATTGGTCGCCCATTGAACGATAACGAGATGGAGCGGGTCACTCGCCGTATCCGCACTGCGGAGCAGGAGCAGCCGCAGGTAACGACGGGGAATGTTGCTCGCACGGTGACAACGCAAGGGTTGACGGCGCAGGGCCGTGAGGACATTCTGCGAGACGTGATCGCGAAGCGGCCCGAGTTTGAGAAGTATCAACTGGATACGACGGTGATGGACGCGATGAATGCGTACGTCCAGGAGAAGCGGCAGGTAATTGATGTCTGACGAACCGCGCCGGTTGGATTCCGCAGAGGTTACGCGGCTACGTGAGGAATACAACTATCTGCTGGATTTGGCGGCTAACGACCCGTCAGGCAGCATCGTTGATTTCTGGACGCGGCTGCGAAAGTTCATTCGTGACGGGTCTAACGGTGACCCTGCCGCTATTAAAACGTGGGTTGACCGGGAGATACGCAAGGTTGAGGCTCTTGCTGGCCTGACCGGTGCCCAGATTGATGCTGCCCTGGAGGATGTGCAGCCGGATAAAGCAGTAGATGTTGCACGGGAACTGGACAAGGTTCGCCTTGATGTGCGCCAGGTGGCGGAACGTCTAAGTGTTGATGTGTCTCAGATTGATTTTGAGGCGATTGTTGATGAGGCCCGCCGCAACGGGTGGGACACTCAGGACATTGAGAACCGCCTTCGTGGGGAGTTGCAGACCCAGGCGGAGTCCGGCGCGAACCTTATGGGTGCTGCCGGAGATGCACAGACTGCACTGATGGAGTGGGCGCAGCAGAACGGCCTGTCGATAGACCCAACCACGGCGGCGCAATACGTACTGAACATTGGCTTAGGTAATCAGACTTTGGATGACGCCAAGCGAGATTTACGGGAAACCTACTTGATTGGTGCGTACCCGGCGTGGGCAGACAAAATACGGGAAGGGTTTGATCCGTGGCAGATCAGCAGCCCGTACCGTACGGCTGTCGCTAACTTGCTGGAGTTGGACCCGAACAACATTACGTTGGATGAGCCGCTGGTGAAGCAGGGCTTGCAGTCAATTGGTGCGGACGGTCAACCACGAGTAATGCCGTTGTATGAGTTTGAGAAAGTCGTTCGTGACGATCCGCGCTGGCAGAAGACCGATAACGCTTATCAGTTGTACACGAGAGCGGGTACTGATTTGCTGCGCATGTTTGGGTTCAGGTAACCACCATGTCTATTAACTGGGATTTTCTCTCAACGCCGTCATTTGGTCAAGAAATGACGCGCATCGCACAACAGTCAACTCCAGGATGGCAGCCTGGTGGTTTCGTTGCTCCTCCGTCTCCACCAACTCCGCAGCCGCAGCCACGCAATCCCCTCCAGGATCAGATTGATGCGCTCCAGGAGCAGATTGATGCACTAAACGCGCAGCGTGAAGCGCAGGCACAGAGAGAACGCGACTCGGCATCATCGTTCCTGACGGACGTTCTCCGCCAATACAACATGAACTCCCTCGCAAACCGAGTCGATCAGCTGGTGCGCGAGTGGGGCACATCAACGGAGGTTATTGCTGAGAAGTTGCGGCAGACCAACGAGTATAAGGATCGGTTCAAGGGTCTGCTGGCGTTGCAGCAGCGGGGCGTCACGGATGTGCGGAATGAGTCCCAATACTTGACGTTGGAGTCAAACTACCGGCGCGTGTTCCGTGAAGCGGGTATCCAGTCCTACATCGGTGAGGCTGGGTCTACAGAGGAACAAGACAACATCGCGGACCTTGTAGGCAAGTTCAGCCTCAGCGTGGAGGAAGTGCAGTCCCGTGTGCAGGACGCGCAGCGCGTCGTCACTGAGGCCGACCCGCAGGTGCGGGACGCTTTGCAGCGGTACTACAACGTCTCCGCCAGTGATCTTGTGGCGTACACCCTGGACCCGGAGCGGACGATGAACCGTATCAACCGGATCGCTAACGCAGCCATTGTCGGCGGCTACGCCGGTTCCCGCGGTTTGGATATCGACCTTGCCACAGCGGAAGGTGTCGCTGGTTTGGCGCAAGAAGGCGATATCAACACCGCACAGCTCACAACCGACTTGACGCAGAGCCGCATCGTGCGGGACGCCACCACGCGCCTCGCGCAGATTGAAGACACGGACCTGACGGATAGTGAGATTGTTCAGTCGGAGTTGAATCTTGCTCCCGCGGCGCAACGCAAGGTGAAGGCGTTGCAGTCCCGTGAGCGTGCCCGGTTCGCTGGGCAGGCAGCGATTGACACTACGTCGCTGATGCGTAACCGCAGCATCTAGTTGCGGCGGGCGTGACAGGCTAGAGGGAACTGTAATTCGGGGTGATGATTCCCGCGTTTGTTCCCTAACTCCCGTTCGATTCGGGACACGTCCACTTACCCAACCAGACCGACCGGCCCTGGTGGAGTAGTAGCCCGGTAGTCACAGCCAACACCACTTCCCCAAGTTGTGTTGCGGGTGGCGATTCACCTAATTGATATGGATGGGAGAAATATGTCCAATTTTGACGAGTGGGACGACGATTCCGGGGACGCTCAGGAATCGAATGCGATGAAGGAACTGCGCAGGGCTTACAAGGCCGCTCAGAAGCAGAATAAAGAACTGCAAGAGCAGCTGGAGTCGATGCAGGGTTCGCTTCGGGAACGCTCCGTCAAGGACGTACTGGCATCGAAGGGTTTGCCGGAAAAGATTGCGGCTTTCATCCCGAAGGATGCCACTACTGCTGAGGACATTGAATCGTGGCTTGGCGAGTACGGCGACGTGTTCGGCGTGCAAGCAAGCAACGATCCTGGTGAGGGTCAGCCTCAGCAACAAACAAGCCCCGAGGTCGCTGCGATGGCGCGTATCGCGTCCACGCAGTCTGGTGGTCAGCCGTTCCAGAACGACCCTGACCAGATCGCGGGCCTGATCGCTAACGCGGATTCACCGGAGGCGTTGAACAAGTTGTTGTTCGGTAACGCTACCGGCCCGCAGGCGGTCTGATCCTCACCGTTATTTCCGTATCTAGTGCCCTTGAAAGGGGGTGAATCGAATGGCTAACGCTTACACCGATACCTCTGCTGTTGCAGGTTTGGTGAAGGCCGCGTACGACCGCTATGTGGAGTTTGCGCTGCGTTCGCAGCCGCAGTTCCGCGCTCTCGCGGATCGTCGCCCTGTCCAGCAGGCCATGCCCGGTTCGTCTGTAGTGTTCTCGCTCTACAACGACCTGGCTGCTGCTACGTCCACTCTGACGGAAACCACTGACCCGGATGCTGTTGCTTTGAGCAACGTCTCCACCGTGTCGGTTACTCTGAACGAGTACGGCAACACCGTGCTGAACACCCGCAAGTTGGGTGAGTTCGCGTTCAGCGACGTTGATCCGGCTATCGCCAACATCGTCGCCTACAACATGATGGACTCCATCGACACTGTTGTGGTGAACGTCCTGGACGGTGGCACCAACGTTCTGTACGCGACGGGTGGTTCCACCACTCCGACCAGCACCGTTACGGTTGCTGCTGAGGACGTTATCGCTGGCGCGGATATCCGTCAGGCCGTGTCGAAGCTTCGTGCAGCGAAGGCTGTGCCGAAGGACGGCATGCTGTACGCCGCGTACATGCACCCGCTGGTCGCGCACGATCTTCGTGCGGAGACTGGTGCCCTCGCATTTGAGGACATGCGTAAGTACACGGACCCGAATGTGGGCAACATCCTGGAGGCCGTCACTGGCATCTACGGTGGTGCTTACGTCGTGGAGACTCCGCGTGCCCTGTCCGCTGCGGACGGTGCGTCTAGCGAGGTCGTGTACCGCACGTTCATCGCGGGTCAGCAGGCTCTCGCTGAGGCGACTGCTGTTGAGCCGGGTGTCGTTATCGGCCCGGTCGTGGACAAGTTGATGAGGTTCGCAAGTCGTGAGGATTATTGCCTCGCGGCGTAGATGCCGGAGCCTCCCCGGTCAGTAATGATCGGTGAAAAACATGGCTATATGCTGGAAACCCTGAGAATCCGTTGGTACTCGCACATTGTGCAGTGACAATCCATACGGTGCAGGCAATCAGCAGGGAAGTCCAAGATCGGTCCTACCCCCGATCTCATGACCCCTCAGAGACTACACGCCGTGCCCCACACAATGAGTGGGTGAAGATATAGTCCGAGCCTTTAGGCGACAAAAGGGTGGGCCTCGTCCGGCCCGTTGGCTGGTACTCGCTCCAGGGTTGGAGTGTTTACCGTCAGGCGGCTCTGTACCGCATTGAGTCGTCCTCTTCGATTTCCTAATCGAAACCCTGTTGGTGGGGGGTCGCTGCTCACAAGGCGGCGGCCCCCTGCTGCATCTATTGGAGATTTTGTGACATACGTTCTGCGAACACCAACACAGGAGATCGCCTACACAGATCACATTCTCCTGAGCAGATACCCAGTTCTGGTCGGGATATCACTTCTGATAACTGGCGGTACTGCTACTGAAACTTCCGATCCGTCTCAAGACGAGATCGATGCTGCTGACTACTACTTCGGTGGTGGTCGTGACCACATCCTTTCCGATGCTGAGTATGCCGTTGTTGTTGCAGCGGGATACGGCGACTATGTGAGCGTGGAATGAATTGTCGAGAAGGTTGCAAGACCAAGGATCACTCTTCCTATGCAGAGTGCCTGCAGTCTGCCAACGTGACGGTGACTGCTGTCATCAATAGTCCGTTGCAGTCTGCTTATGAGAAGACGAAGTCGGATCTCTCTGCATTCCGTGAGGCTCGCAGTTACGGCATCATGCCGGAGGGCACAACTAAGGAAAAGGTGGACGCCGCTAAGGCGGCAACAAAGGCCCTAGGAAGGCCCTACGACGCCGCTAAAGATCCGCCTACATCCATGATCTCAACCAAGAAGGCTGTGTCTGCTGTGAAGCGTTTGGGGGCTGATCTTTAGTGTCTACGTTCAGCCAGATGGTGGATC